TGAGGATTCTATATATGATTGTCTATACGAATATATTTTAAGAAAGGGAAGCGAATACCGAATTGTCAGCAAGAAGGGGAAACCTCTTGGCAAGTTTAAGAGTAAAAAGAAAGCAGTCAAGAGACTTAGGCAGATAGAATGGTTTAAGCATCACAAAAAATGAGCTGGTCAAAGAAATACAAAAAATCAATAAACTGCGACAACCCAAAGGGATTCTCCCAAAGGGCGCATTGTCAAGGTAGAAAGAAAAGAAAACTCAAAGAGTTCAAGGAGTATATCACCGAACAAGTGGAACTCGAAAACAAGGTTTCCGACTTCGTTGACTTTGCCACCAACTACCTTGGACTTAGTAAAAGACCAGATGTTACTCTACTGACAGTAAGAGAACCAAATATGACTACTGCATATTATAATATCAAAGACGGAAAAATGAAGATATATTCAAAGGGTAGAGCATGTTTTGATATTTGCAGAAGTATTGCACATGAGATGGTTCACCAAAAACAACACGAAGAAATAGATAATCCAGACGATCTTGATGGTTCAACTGGATCACCACATGAAGATGAAGCAAATGCAGTTGCAGGGCGTATGATCAGAACATATGGGGAACAGGTGCCAGGATTTTATGAATGATATAAAAAAACAACTTCTGATAGAGATCAAACAAAGATTTGGTTCATTTGATAATAAAGAAATCAAAATAACCGATAAGAGGTTTCCATTACAAATAAACAATAAACACAGAAAAGATGAAAAACTAGCAAAGGTAAAAGCAAAAGAAGAAATGACATCTGGTTACCACAGAGGATCAATCAAAAAGGCAGTTCTTCCAACATCTTATAGATTTAAGCCAACAGCATTTAATAAAGGAAAACTTTCATACTCTGGATACACAGAGTCGGGAACACACGAATATACAATAAAGACCGATGGAACCCCCGCTTTGCTTAAAATAAATCACGGAAAATCAAAGAGGGGAACTATGAAGAAAGGTTCTTTAACAACCAGTAACATAGAAATAGATTTGGGTAAAAATCAACCAACAGAAGAATTGTTACAAAGTATGATACCCTCTTTAGCACATCACATAAGTTCTCATAGTCCAGACACAATAAACATAAAAACAAAAGATATGAAAGTTTTTTATGACAAATTAATAAATGCAGTTTCCTCAAAGTATAGAGTATCATCTAATGAATCGGAAGATGGAACACATAATTGGACACTACAAAGTAGAAAAATAACACCAAAGATTCAATCGTTGATTAAGTCGTTACTAGATAAACAATAAGGAGAAACATATGGCAAGCAACCCAAGATTCGCAGCAAATAATTCAACTAGAGACGCATCAAGAGAGGCAAGAGAAAGAATTGCAAACAGAAGAACTCTTCCAGGCGGTTCTTTACTACGACCAGTTGAAGATGGTGCATCTAGACGGTATATTGACAGAAGTAGATCTGCAAGAGCAAATGGTGTAGGAAATCAACCAGTTGATCCAGCACGAAATGCAAAAGATGTAGATCATGCAAAGAGAGATCAAAGAAGACAAAGCAAAGGATGATATTTGAATCCAAGAGCACCAATACATCCTTCTATAAACGCAAAAGACATTGATCATTTAAAGAGAGATCAAAGAAGGATGGGTATTGTCCCTAAAAAATTTGAAGATAAATACAAAGAGAAAAAATATCAACCAATAGTTGCTGCATTTAACGCAAAAGATAGAGATCATTTTCAGAGAGATAATAAAAGGAAAAAATATGCCTAATTATGGATTTGTGTGTGAGGGGTGTGAAAAATCATTTGATGTTTTAACAAGCATTGCAAATAGAGACAATCCTCTAAATGAAGCATGTCCTCATTGCAACAAAAAAGGAAAGATTGTAAAAGACTTTCAAGGTATACGATGTAGTTTGTCAGCAGACATGACACTAACACCAGACAAAGCAACTGGTGGAAGATGGTCTGAGCTCATGGGAAAGATGAAAAAAGGTCTTGCTCCTAGATATCATAAAAAGATAGACGCCGCAACTAACATGACGGGTAGAAGATGGAAAGGTTAACATTCAAACAATTTCTGTTAAAAGAGGCAAAGGGTTACTTTGGTCAATATGGAGAAACTGATGCAAGAACTGCCGCTCTTATTGCATCGAATAGGTTGCCGGATAGCGATGCAGCAAGCCGAGAAAGACAAACACACTTTTGGGCCGGTGAGGGGGATCCACAAAATAGAACTCAAAAAGATAGAAGTAATCTATCTACTAATTACACCGATACAATACAGTCACTAAAAGCACAAGGAAAGGCTCCTAGAACAAGAAACTATAGAGAGTTAGTTAATAGAAATTCAAGGATAGGTGTTGCTGGTGTTAGATCGGTTCCAAATCCAAGCGAATTATATGAAGCAATAAAACTTTCAAGTGGCAAGATAACTTCTCCAAAACTTAGGGTATTTGATTTTGATAATACTATTGCAAACACTTCATCCTCTGTTATCATAAAAGACAAAAAAACTGGAAAGTCTAGAAAATTAACATCTGCTGAGTTTGCAAGATATAAACCAGCAAAACACGAAGAAACAGACTTTTCTGAGTTTTCTAGGGTAATAAATCCACAAGCAATAGTTCAAATACAAGGAATAATGAGTAATTTAGCAAGAAAAAAGAGACCATATACTGTATTAACTGCTAGACCTCAAAGTTCCTCAAGAGAAATAATAAGATACCTGAAAAAACAAGGATTACATACAAAAGGTGTAAGAGTTATTGGATTGGGAACTTCGGATCCACAAGCAAAAGCAAGATATCTGGGTGATCTTCTGAGAAGAGGAAAACATAGTCATTTAGAGTTTTTCGATGATCATAAAGAAAATGTTCACCATGTGGCAAAATTACGCAAAGAATTTCCAAGTATAAATATAAAAGCAAGACACATTGCATACGGAGAAGCACAATGAACAATAAAATATATGTAAATTGGTTATCAGAACAAATTAAAATAAATCAAAAAGAAATAATTTCAGTTTGTGGTAAAATACAACCAGCTACCGATGTTGAACAACTGGAAGAAGCAAAAAGTAACAAAAAAACAGTTGCAAGGGCCGTAAGCAAAAATAACCCTAAAAAATCAAAAATGTCAGATATGAAAGAATTAGCAGCTGCAATTGCAGATGCTATGCATTCCCATACTGTGAGTGTAGTTGATGCTTTAAGGGGTGCAGGAAAAGATGTAGTTTCAACTGACGAAGTAGATCCAGATACACAATCCAGATTTCTTGCTCCATTTTCAAAAAACCCAGTTTCAGTAAAATATGGAGCACAAGCTGGTTATACTAAGTCAACCCACAGAGGAGATGATGTCAGAAACGCATTAGCACAAATATATTCTCTGGAGGAAGGGAAAGAGGCTGCGGCCCGAGCGGCCCGAGCGGCACGAGCTGCAGCTAGAGCTGCAGCAAGCGCAGAAGCAGTGTCTAGAGCTGCGGCGACCGGTGGAGCTAGTTTAAGTTCAACTCCTGGAGCAATTGTACCCGTTTCACCAGCAACATCTGGCGTTGCATCAAACACCGGAGGTTCTATTGTTCCTTCTGGGTCTTCGTCTTCAGGAGGAAGTGTCCCTTCTGGGCCTTCGTCATCTAGATATATTCCTCCAGCCGAAGCTGCTAATGTAGGAGGAGTTCCGTCATCAAACGATCCTGTAATTGCTAAGGTTGCAGCACAACTAGACATACAGGGAAATGCTGGTGGATCTTCTAGTAGACCAAACATAGAACTAGCACCAGATGCAACAGGACCAAAAGAAAGAAATCCGGTCCTTCCGGAAGTGCCGTCTGGGGCCATTTCCCAAGTTGTTAGAAGCACGGAACAACCAAAGGCCCCAGAACCAGAAAAAGCAATTGCTCCTGCAAGTATGTCTTCAATAACTACCCAGCCCGTTCCAATAGAAAAAGAAAGAACACAATTACCTAGCGAAGTTCAACAATCTTCACAATCTCCAGTTCGAAGAGGAGGGGGCCGCGCAGCTGCCGGCGGAGGAGAACCACCATCTGGTGGTGAAGGAAAACTTCCACAAGGAAGTGGAGAACCCAAACGTCCAAGTCAACCCCCAGTCGTTCCAACTACTTCATCAACAACAGAACCTTCAAAAAGAAGAATTAAAGGGGTATTTGTTACTGGCAGCAATAACAAATTGAAGAATGTAGTCGGAAACATAGGTAAAATCAATATCGGTAGTGGTGATTTTAGAATAGGCGACACGAAAAAAATGGTTGCTGAGATATTGCAAAGAAAAATTAATCTGCTAAAATAAAAGAGTAAAATGATTGTTGTTGGTAATTTTCATCATGTAAAAACCAATCTTGAACTTTCAAATCTAGAAAGACTTGAAGTAGCAGGGGAAAGATTCTACCAGACACTAGATGGTAGAGTATATCCCTCTGTGACTACCGTAACTGGATTTGAAAAGAGATCATTTTTTGCAGAATGGAGAAGAAACAATCCTACAGAATCAAAGAGAGTTTGCTCTAGAGGTAATAGTCTTCACTCTGTAGTTGAAAAATATCTACTAAACGAAAAAGTAGACTTGTCAGAACTGGGTGAGATAGAAAGAGATCTATTTCATACAATAAAACCAGAAGTAGACAAGATAACTAACATCTATTGTCTTGAATCTCCATTGTATAGTAAAACTCTTCAACTCGCTGGTAGAGTTGACTGCATTGCTATGCACGAAGGAAAGTTAGCAGTAATAGATTTCAAAGGAAGCACTAGAAATAAAAAGAGAACAGAAATAGAAAATTATTTCCTACAGGCAAGTGCGTATTCTATGATGTTTCAGGAAATGACAGGAATAAGAGTTCCTGATATTAAAATATTGTTAGCATCAGAAGAAGGAATTTGTCAAGTTTTTGAAGACAAAGTTATAAATAATGTGCCTAGATTAAAAGAAGTCATAGACACATATTTTGATTATATCAGAAGCATTAGGAACAAAAATGAAGCAACTACGACTTGAAGAGGTAAACAAAAGAAATTCGGTTACATGGACTGCATGTAACGATGACTCTAGATCAATGATTTGGAGAAATATATTTGTTGAAAAGTTTGGTGGTAATTTTTCTAGAGAAAGAACTGGTTGGACTTGGAAAGAGGATAAGAAGCAAGAAATACCCAGAAAATGTTGGATTTTTTCAAAGGACAATAAAGAAGTAAGAATAACACATTTCTCCGATTATTGTAAAGATAATAATCTAAGTAGATCTGCGATGTACGAAGTTATGAACGGAAAAAGAAAACAACACAAGGGGTACACATTTGTGGCAGAAGAATTAAATGGTGTTAAAATAATTAATTTAAACAACCATAACATAGAAACTCCCTCCGAGGAAATCTAAAAATAGTCACATTTGTGCCAACCAGAGGATTGCCCTCTGGTTTTTTTATCTGTATAAATACAGTACAGGAACTAATTTATGGCAAAAAGTATAGTCGTAACATATGGTAGATTCAATCCCCCAACGGCAGGACACCACTTACTAGCACAAGAAGTGATGAGTCGGGCGGGAGAAATGGGTGCAGACCATATGATCTATGGTAGCATGAGTGCAGATCCCAAAAAGAATCCACTTACCCCAGAACAAAAAGCAAAGCACATGGGAAGAGTTCTAGGAACTCCAAGAGTCCATGTTGGTGAGGGTGCAAGAAATCCATTTGAGATGCTTCATCATTTAAGTCAGCAAGGTTACGATACAGTTCATATGGTTCTTGGTTTGGACAGAGCAGAAGAAGGCATATTTGATAAAATGAAACAGTATGTTGCAAGTGGAGAATTGCCAGGTATTGGTAAACTTGGAATCAAGAAACTTACAAGTTCAACTGCCGGAGAGGCACGCAGCGATGATGCCAAAGGTATAGCTAGTGTTTCCGGTACGAAGCAAAGAGCTTTTGTTTCTGCTGGAGACTTTGCTGGATTTAGAAAAGGTCTTCCCGGACATGTTTCTGAAAAACATGCAAGAGAACTTTTCGATGATGTTAAAGCTGGCATGCAAGGAGCAACTAAATCCACTCCAAAAAAGAAAGTTGCAAAGAAAGTAAAGAAGAAACTCAAAGAAAGTTTATACTTTGGTCCTTTGTCATTTGTCATAAATTCTATGTTAACTGAATCAGAAAAGAAAACAAGAGTAGAAAGAAAAACATCACAGAACACAAGAAAAAGAAATCAAAGGGCAAACGACAAGGCAAAACAAGACGCCGGTGATTTGTCACAATACATGATTGTGACAACTAAGCAAAATAGAATTGAAATTATTACCAAAGGTGCTTTTAGAAAAAGTCAACATGTAATTGTGACCCCACCAGAAAAAATGAGTAGTGGTGCTATGTCGAAAGCTGCCAAAGACAAAAACTTTAGAGCAACACCAACTTCTATAAAATTGGGGTTTGGGAAGAAAGAAGATTTAGAAAAAGAAGGAAAGTCACAGAAGAAAAAACCACAGGCGAAAGGTAAGAGCAAAAAACAAGAACAAGCACCACCACCCCCACCACCAAGAGCTCCTAGAGTAATAAAAGGCGGTAAATCAATTTACCCCGATGACGATCACGGTGCAACCGACATGGAATTCGGTATTGTTGCATTATTCAATCAAATGAGATCAGGAATGTCATTTAAGGATCAAATTAAATCCGGACTACTGACGCCAGCACAATCACAAGAGCTAGAAAGAAGTCAAACTCTAGGTTCGGCCGGACAAAGAATAGTTGCTCAAATAATTCAATCACTACCAAAAGGTAATTGGGTGGCGATTCACACTGGTGGTAAAAAAGATCAACCAATAACAAAAGAATGGAAAGCATCAGGTGGCTCTGACAATACACCAAAAGCAGACTTAATTCTCCAAAACCAAAATACAGGAGAAACAATAAGAGCATCAGTAAAGTGCGGAGAAGCACAACTAATGTCTGGAAAAACTCCAGAAACATCTGGTACATTTATATCTGCGTTAAATATTGCATCAAATCAAAAAACTCTTCTTGAAGGAACTGAAAAAACAGTAAAGAAGATAATGAAAAAGATGAGAGAAGGTCTTGCAATTTCCGAAAAGACAAAAAAAGGTCCAGTAAGTCTTTATATTGCTGGTGGGGAGTATGAAGACAAAGATGCAGAAATTAAAAGGATAGAAGACCTGCACAAAGAAATTACTGGGCAATTAGAAGATCTATTCGAACAAGATGAAAACTTTGCAGCCGGTGTGGTATACGAAGCATTGACTGGTGTTGGAAAGTTTGGCGAAGGATCTATGGGAACCGCAACTCACGTTTTAAGCATGAACAAAGATGGAACAAATGCAAGTCTTGTTGCTATAGACTGGGAATATGCCAAGAAAGTAGCAAAAGCAATAAAAATTGGTATTAAATTTAAATCATCTGCAATAGAACCAAAAGAAATTAAAAAGAAATGGAAAGAATTTAAAAAGAAATTAGGAAGAAATCCAACACTTAAGGAAGATTTCAGAGCATATAACTTCTGGAGTGCTTTCAGAATCTTCCTACCAAAGATGAATACACTTGAAGAACTATTTTCATACAACTCAACTCTACTTGCTCTTCTAGAAGAAAAACAAACTTCAGAAGATGTGCCAGAACCACAAACAGAGTATGAAGCACAGCAGTATATCAAAGAAGCAGAAGAATATATCGGTAATGATCCTGCAAAACTTATGACATTCTTGGGTGTTGATGTAGATCAATTAACTACTAGTGCGGTAGATATGACTGATTTTGCTCAAACAGATAGTGGTCTTTATAATACCATAATTATAAATGGTAAAGAAATTGACATACCAGTTCAAAGAGATATGGATATTTCAAAACTAGAAGTTCCAAACGGATTGAATGACGATAGCATAGAGAACTATATGAAGGAATCATATATTCAACGTGCTTTGAATTTCCTACTAGAAAGAAGAAACTATAGAAAAGAGTATGATAATTACCAAGGTCGTTCAGATCAGATTAAGAAGAGATCAAGTCGCAACAAGGCAAGAAGACTTCTCAAGAAGATGGGTAGAGTAAGAGATGGGGACGGAAAAGATGTTGATCACAAGAATGGCAACCCAAAAGATAATAGTGTTAAAAATCTAAGAGTTACCAGCAAGTCCCACAACAGATCCAAGAGGTAATCATGCAGGAAGTAGATCTTATTAAAGAGTTTAGTTTTAATTATTGGATCGAACTTGGGATTGCGGTTGGAGTTGCTGTTGGTGCTGCCGTGTGGAAACTGTATCCAAAGAAAAAAGAAGAAATAGAAGATCATATGGACTGGAGAGTTCATAGTGACATACACGAACAACTGACAGAACTAAGAGTTCTCACAGATGCTGCCAGAGCACAACTAATTCGCTTCCACAATGGCGAATACTTCATGGATGGTGTGTCAATGAGAAAACTTTCTCTGACTCATGAATCAGTATCTCGTGGAGTTGCGGCAGAAGGTGACAAGAAAACAAATTTACTAATCTCTCTTTTTGCACCACTTATCGAAAAGATAATAAACAACTCAGCACATATGCACTTTACATCATCAGAAAGAGAAGGATTTCATAAGTCTTTCATGGAAATATCAAATGTTAACTCTTTCATGGTTCTTCCTGTCAAATATAAAAACAACATTTCCGGCTATTTGATGCTACAGTGGTGCAGTCCAACAAAAACAAAAAAGGCACTAAATAATATTGTTGATACATCTAAACTTATAACTGATGCAAGAGATAGAATACAAGTTCTTCTTGAAGAACAAACAAGGGTGAAAAAATGATAAACGAAGATCTAAGAAATTGGTTCAATCCAAAACACCCGGATGGTGGATGGAAAAGAATTAATTCAAAAGGAGAGGCGGTAGGACCATGCGCGAGAGGATCAAGTTCAGAACCCAAACCAAAATGCATGTCGAACAAAAAAAGGAAACAACTCAGCAAAAAACGAAGGGCTGCGGCTGTAAGGGCAAAAAGAAGACATGATCCCGTGGCGGATCGTGCAGGAAAAGGTGGCAAACCAGTAAACGTTTCAAACTTTGGAAAAGGAAGGATATCAGAGGCAATGGAATACTTAACAGAAAAGAATGTACCAACAAATCCAGAATTATGGTCAAAAGCAAAATCACTTGCAAGATCAAAATTTGATGTATATCCTTCAGCCTACGCCAATGGGTGGGCAGCTAAATGGTATAAGAGCAAGGGTGGTGGTTGGAAGAAGGGCAAAGTTAACGAAGCAGTTGTGTTCGGTATTTTTAGTAAAAAGAGAGGTAAGTTTTTAACAGATCCAGCACAAACAGATCCATCTACAGGTATGCCAATGGCCGCACAATATAAAACAAATAGAGAGGCAATGCCAACATTTTATAATCAATTAGATATAAATGATCTAATGATTACTCCATATGATCCAAAGAAAGAAACACTTAATGAAAAACTTTCATTTTTCTACAACAGTCAATTCAAAAAACTAACAGAAGATCATGCTGCAATCGAAAGCGGAGAAATGGTTGATGATGAAGGTCAAATGGCAGCAAATCAACTCGACACAATTCAACACGCAATAGAGAGACTAAGAGATAAAATCAAAGGAAAGAAACAACAACTTCCTGCATGGGTTCAATCCAAGATAACGAAAGCAACAGATGGTATTGACACCGTTGCAGATTATATGTCTAGCGATTCCGAAGAAGAATTAAATGAAGTCAACAAAGAATATAAAAATATAAAAGATTTGATATACAGAGGTAGAACTAGAGAACAATTTTTAGCAGACACGGATCGTATAGTAAATAAAGCACTTAAACCAAAACCAAAACCTACTGGATTAAGGGGATTAATTCAAAGAATAAAGGGTGTATTTGTAAGAGAAGATGTTCAGAGAAATAAAGAAAGTTATGAAGATTACCAAGAAAGACTTCAGGGACATGTCGGTGCTGGCAGATTTGATAAATTAGCAGATCACCACGACAAAGTTCATGCCGCTATGGGATTTTTGAAAAGTTTAGAACCACAGTACAAGAAAGCACTTCCTCTAGTAATAAGGGCTATGGGTGGTGGTGGTTCTCAACACGCAAGAGGTATGATTGTCACTGGGGTGAGTGGAATGAAACTTGTTGGTAGACCAACAGGTGCAGGAGGTCATGCTGCTTCTCACAAAAGAAATGTTTTCAATCATGTAAAAGACATAACCGGTCTTAATAAAAGTTTCTATGCTTCTCTAAGACCAGATCATTATCACACCTTAACGAGTATTTTTGGTGACATGTTTACTAAAGAGGGTAAACAAAGACTGGAAGAATCAAAAGAAAAACCATACAAAGGATTCAAGAAAGGCAAAAATCACCCAGAAGGTGGTCTATCCCGGGCAGAAGCAAGAAGACAGGGTATTCATGCTGGAATTGAAACTAAAAGAGAAGCACAGAAAAAGGGTGGATTTGGCAAACTCTCAGGGAAGACTCAAAAGAGAAGAAAATCATTCTGCTCTCGTATGTGCGGAATGAAACGAAGAAGAACCAGTGCAAAGACGGCAAGAGATCCAAAGAGCAAGATTAATGCCGCTTTGAGAGTCTGGGGATGCCGCTGTGAGTCATATAACCCAACCTGCGATGTGTGTGAGCACGAAAAACAACTCCTAATGCACGAAGAAGTGGTCAATAAGAAAAATAAAGGGACAATGACTAAAGCAGAAATCAAAAATAGAGATGAAAAAGCAAAAGGCATCAAACCCCAACCAATTAAAGGCGACACCGACGATGAGTCAAGACACCGTATTGCGACATACATCACTTTAAGAGCGCGTGGTGGTGGTAAAAAGAAAAAGAAAGCAAAGAAATAAGGGTTATAAATAAGACTAGGAGAAAAAAATGAAGAAATTTAAACAACTCTACAGAGAACTTTTAGAAGACTACACCGAAGGTGGATCCGTATTTAATGGATTTGCAGACGCAGATCCAAAAAGATCAGCACATTTAGATTACGGCAATAATCACTACGGACAAGGAGATAGTGTAGCAAGACTTAATGCTTTTATTCATAAGTTCCTAATGGGTTCATATATTGATGTGAATGCACCAGTGAAAGAACTTAGAATTAAACTAAATCATGCCGGTTTAGACTTCCCATTTGATGGTCAAAAAATCAAATTAAATCCAGGAGTAAATACCTTTCCACTAAAACTATATGGGGATGTCTTCGGTCAAACTCCAACTACAGATCTTTCTAAAGGTTTCGATAAAGGAGAAAATTTGCCTGGTGCAATACTAGAAATTTCTTGCACATACAACGAAGACTCATGCACATGGACTCTAGTTGGAAAAATCAAACCAACAGGTTCACAAAGAGAAATAAATGAAGGAGCACAACTATTAAATGAATTAGTTCCTCTTTTAGCTCCTCTTTTAATGGCTGGTGCTAGAGCGGCCGGTTCTGCTCTTCTCAAAGGAGCTGTCCAAGGAGTAGGACAAAGGATTGCAGGTGGATTAGCACAAGCAGGACAGAGATTTGCAAGTGGGGCAGCACAAAACGCAGCAAAGAATTTTTTATTCCCAAAAGCACAATCAGGCTCTGCTGATCAGTCTGCATCACAAAATCCAGAAGGTCAGGGAGAAGGACAAGGGGCTGCCACTCCAGAACAAATTGCAGCATCAAATTCAATGGGCGAGTATGGCACAAAAAAGAAAATGGGCGAATACGGAAATAAAAAAAAATCATCAAAAATGTGTGAAGGTGGAAATTGTGGGGAAACAGACATGCCTGCGCCAGTAATAGGAGGAGATGGTTCCAACTACAACATGGGAATTAATTATGGAGGTGATCAATTAGTAAACACCGGAGATCCCCTAAAACCAATTGCAATGTATGAGGAGTCAGAAAACAAAAAAGATAGAGCAAGAGCATTAATGCACTTTATTACTAGAAAGGGTGACATTAGAACTAGAATTTTAATGCCAGTCTTCTCACATTTAGCACAGAAGTCAGCTAAAGGAAAATTAGGAACAGATACAATCAAAAAAGAACTTTACTATGTTGTAAATTCTGCATCTAGAAAAGCATCATTGAATCTTACCAAGGCAGAGAAGGATAGAGTTGTTAATGATCTTGTTAGAAATTTTAGAAAATATCTAAAAAGTAAAACATCTACCAAAACAACAAAGTCTAAAAAACCAGAGAAGAGATGAAGTCAGCAATAACTCCTGATACTTTTTTATTATATGCAAGCAAGATGTATAGCAATCCATCTTGCATGGGTATCGAGGAGTTTTATGAAGATCTAGACAAAATAAAGTATGTTAAAAGACTTCTTATAAGGTTTAAACGAGGAGGAAAACTAAAAGAAAGACTCATCTTAAACCACATAATAACTCTTCAAAATTTATTTGGAGCAGAGGCGTGTACTAGAATTTTATTCTACAGGTTAAATAGAGAGTTACACCCCTCTTTAAAATCGTTTTTATCATATTTAAACTATCTACCATTTAGTATTCCAGAACTGGATATAAACAAAATACCAACAGATCATAGAGTAGACAAGGTACTGAAAGAATTAAAATGAATGGAAAAGTAAACAACTTAAACAATATAGTTAATGCTTTTCCTCTTTATAAATTTGTAAAAGCAATATCTACACCATTTAGATCTATGACTGCGTATAAAATGGGATTAATTGATATTAAAGGTAATTTTATACAAAATCCAGATGGTAAAATATCAGAATTCGATAAACTAGTCATACGATTAAAATTTTTAATAAACACAACATGTAATCCAAAAATAAAATCATACATGAACTATTTTACAACTGCAATTGATTTACTAGCGGAGGAAACAGTAAATCTTTATGGAGGAGACAAAGAAATGCTTTCAGAACAAATAAAGAAGTATCTAAAAGAAACAGCAGAGTTTGAGCCAATTGGACACCTACAACACGCAGGAGAACTTCTTTATACTGGAGGTGGTCATCATGCAGTTGAGCACTTGAGAGCAACCCACGAAGCATTAATAGGTAAAGGAAGAAAAGGACACAACCTCTCATACAAAGCAGATGGTACTATGTCACTCATCTTTGGAAAGTCTGGTGGTAGACCTTTTGTTCGTTATAAAGGTAAAGGAGCACAGACATTCTTCTCACCAGAAGAAGTACAAGAATATGCAGCAAGAGAAGGTAAACCACACTATGTTGCACCATTTACTGCTGCACTTCAGGCTGCCGGGCACAAAAAAATAGATCCAGATGTTTCATATCAAGCAGATGCCATTCTTGACTCAGGAGAGGGAACTCTGAAAGGAAATCTGATCCACTATAAACGCCCAAAGAAAACTACCAAAAGTATGTTAGCAGTTCATGGTAGATTTGATTCACGAACTGGCAAGAGATTAGAAGCAGTTCCTGACGTATCATTCTTAAATACATCAGAACAACATTTTCCAGTTCTCTCTCTTAAGAATGCACCAAAACTGGGTCTTAAGGAAAGAAGACTTATGAGAGGTCATATTTCTACAGCAGGCAAAAAGTTGAAGAGAAAAGATGTACAAGCACTTGTTTCTGAAATTGCCGCACACACAGATCCTTCTACTGTAAATAAAGCGGCAACTCGTGCCGGTCATATGACCATGTTCTCAAATGCCGTTCAAAGAGGTGAATATCAAAGAACAGTCCAAGGTTATAGAGACTTTACCACGGCAAGAATACAAAAAGCAGTAGAGGGTAAGAAGGGTTCTGAAGTAAGACGACTCCAAGGACACCTTGAAGCGTTCAAAGGTAGAGAAAAAAGTCTACAGCACCTATTCGATGCTCACAACTCGATTGATGCAGCAAGAGATGTAATATTCGGACATTTAACTAGGACCGGACAATTACCCATGCAACCAGCAAGAGGTCACGGTCATGAGGGCTTCGTTTCTGAACTTCCCGGAATGGGCATGGTAAAGTTTGTACCTACCACATTTACTGCCGCAAATGTGGCACAAAAAGACAAGTTTAAGAAGAAGGTAAATGAGTTTATTGAAAAATACGGTCATTTACTTTTTGAAGAAATGTCTGTTGGTGGAGGTGGTGTTGCAGGAATAGGTGTAAATGATGCAACTGGCGAAGAAGATCCTTCAAATATTGCCATTTCGGCAAGAAATAAATTGAATAAAAGAAATAGACTTAAACGAGTCAAAATTGGTAGAAAAATTTTGAATCTAGAAAGTTACTAATTCCTAAATATATTTGGAGGTTTTTATGATTCCTACAGAATTAATTTCATTGGTGGGTGGAAGCTTAACTGGATTCGTGTTTAAGTACATGGCCCAAAAGAGTCAAGACCAAAAAGAAATGTTTGAACGGTTAATCACCGCAAACAAACAAACAACCGAAAATCAAGATAAAGCAGCACTAAGAGTACCACTCGACATTGGCGCAAGTGTTCGTCAGTTGATTGTACTCACAGTTCTATTCGGAACAATTGCTGCCCCATTTATTCTTCCATTCTTTGGTGTTCCAACTTTTGTTGAAGTTGACACTGTATCACCTGAAGGAATGTTTGGACTGGTTCCAGAGACAACCAAGAAGTTCTTTGTAGAAGTTAATGGATTCCTCTATACATCAGAGAATAGGCAAATTCTTGTATCTATCGTTGGATTCTACTTCGGTACTGCTGCCGCCGGGAGGAAGTCATGAAAAAGTTATGGAAAATAGGTATTGATGTTTTATTCATTGTCGTCTGTATTATGATGATTATGTCATTCCTTTCTGGTTGTCAGTGTGTAGCACCAGAAATCATTCCAGATAATACTGGTGACTCTGTTATAATGATGGATATTAAATCCAAGATTGAACAAGGGAAAGAAATAAAGAAAGATAATTCTTGGCTATGGTGGTATGCTCCTGTTCTATTCCTCGTTGTTGCCTGGGGTGTCAAAGAATTCTTCCTCAAGAAAAATCCCGACGACTGTGAAGAGGAAGATACCAAAAAGGAAGAAGTAAAGGTACTCACGGAAGAAAGTAAACCACAACAGTGAGTTCATGCCAAATTTTTCATTGAGTAGTATAGAATCTTACAAATATAAAACGCATCTACTATATCTGATACTGGATTAACTACTCCAGTTCTGTTCGGAGTCATTATGTCTTTTAATGCGATGAATGTATCTTTGACAAAGAATTCATACATTGCCTCTTTGTCAGCATTTCCTTTACCCGTGGCAATCTTCTTAACATGTGATGGTTGAACTATTTCAACTGGGATAGAGTTTTGCCATAACTTGTACTTCAGGATGCCAGTATTCTCAGCAATATGAAAAACTCTACCCTGTGCGTTATATGCATATCCTTCAAGTGCAACTTGCTCACACCCCATACAAATTCGCATAACCCACTCTGAGATGGTATCGTATCTTTCGCAGTCTTGATCATACTCTGAGAAATTTTCTCCGTATATGTTATTAAGAAAAACGGTTGCGTTCTTCTTAACATCGGTCAAGAAATAGAATGTACAATTCTTGAAGCAAAACTCTTTCTCAGTATTTGCTACACATATTGCAGGTCCATTTAAACTATAATCAATGCCAGCTATAACTCCCATGTAGATATTTATAAACGCAAAACCCCCCTTGCGGGGGTCGTGTGTTCGGATAACCTACACTAATTATTTAGTTAAATCAACAAGTTCACACTTGTCACCGGAGCAGGCATATGTCTGAGTTCCGGCGGTGTTGTCCTCTTTTTCATACTTGACAAGATCACCCCAGTTAACAACTGGCATCTTACTCAGGAGTGCTTCATACTCTTCCTTGGTGCAATCCTGATATGGAGCCTGTTGATATGTGTGATCCGAATGTGGTAGGAATGAAATACCACTGACTTCATCAAAATGCTTGTAAACCCAAGCACCTACTTCCATCCACTCATGTTCCTTTACGGTAACAGTAATTGATGGTTTGTGTTCGCACCAATGATTCTGGTAAGTTAACCATAGTTCTAGGTGTTCTATTGCTGTCATATCGGTACGAGTCACCGATCCTTCTGCCTTCATGGGGAAGGAGAAAACCATAGTATGTTCTGGACGCATGACACATGGTTCAGCAGGAAATCCTGCATCGGTCATAAACTTGCAAAGTGGGTCCTTGATATCTGCACGAACAGTACGAATAAAGTATTCATTATGACGAGCATGAATACCGGATGCGGCATCTACAAGTTGTGAAACTGTGCCTGATGGTTTTACACAAGTAATTGCAGCGGCAGGATTGATTCCAAGTTTCTTTGCCCATTCCTTGTTGGTAATAACGGCATCAGATCTTAGACACTCAAGTAGAATCTCAAGGTTTGGATTCTTGTTACGCATGATTGCGTTGTCGAGAATACCAGTAAGAGATACACCTAGAAGTGCCTCTTCCTCGCAGTTGTGCTTCCAATCACTAGAAAGATATGGGAAGTGTGTCATAGACGCTTGCCATGTTCCTAGAATAGTTGCCAACTGCACCTTACGCTTCAGGGTTTCAGGAGTATCGTTTGGACGAACAACGACCTCTGAAAGATTACAGAACTCCTTGTCTCGTAGAATTATCTCTGAACATGGATTTGTTCCAAACTCTTTAGTATTATCTCTACGATCACCTAGTTTTGCAACAGTCTTTTGAGCAGCATCTCGGTTGAAGATACCTCGTTCTCCGCTCTTTGACTTGTAAAGAGAAACCCACTCCTCCATGAAGGTTCCGATCTCTGGTTTCTCTTTATATGCTACTGAGTTATTTGCTAAAGCTCGTTGCGGATTGTCAACCCACCACTGACCAGTCTTAGCGTCACGCATCCGTTCGTCCGTGAGGTTGGATAGAGAGATAAGTGCTGATCTACGCACTCCTCCGACAACGACAATTTCAGCAATCTTGCAGATGATATCATGACATTCGATGGAAGTAAGTTTTCGTCCCGCAGCCTTTTTAAAAGTATTAATTGTGAAGTGGAACAACTCGTCCAAAGGTCTTGGGCCTGAAGCGCGTCCTCCGAAAGTCTTGAGGCGTGCACCAGCAGGACGAATCTTTGATAAGTCCCACTTCGGGATTTGTCCACCAATAAGAAGGGATACCAATTCTCGGTACGCTTTGGCCCATCCTTCTTTCGAATCTTTGACAACAATGACGGTATCGCTTTGAGTAAAGTGTTCAGAGATTGTAGGAAGTTTTTCAACATATTGTCTCTCCACGCTGAAACCTACACCAGTGCCGCACATCAGAATATATAGGATTTCGTCAAATGCACGAACCTTATTGACTGCAACATATGAACAATTATACCCGGCAGTATTATCTCTTGCTAGTGCTTCTCCTGCGGTCATCAATGCCCGCATTGAAGGCATGATCTCAAGATTCAAAACTGCATTCTCAAGTTCATTTCGTAGTTCCGCCGGTAGTTTGTAACCATGCTTTTCTTTAAGATGATTTACAAAGAAATTGAAATAGCGTGATACGGTTTCTGCCCATGTCTCGCGTCTCTTTTCTTCTTCTAGCCAGCGTGAATAACGTGAAAGGTGTATAAACTCCTGATATGGAGTGGGTAACTTAATCTCATTCATATATTTCTCCTTTTTGGATTCCTCTATGGGTTGGTAAGATATTTAGGTAAGGTGTTCCCATGAAATTGGGAACAACGGTGCAATCATTTCCTTTATTGCTGAAGCATATTCACGAATTTCCCATTGGGCATGGGGATCTGACCGCTGCTTGCAAACTCTTGCATATGCCGCCAAAGAACCAGTCCACCACCACTCGGTATAAGTCCCTTGTGGTAAAACAAATCGTGCTTGTTCTGGTGCAATCCCATTTTCTATTAGTCTATTATATACTTTTAAAGACTCATTTGCAACAGTTTTATAAAATGTATCACAAATGGATAAAGTGTCTTCATTTGTTATAAAATCTTCAGAACCTTGCTTTGCGCCGTTTGATGGTTTTGATCTCCATTGAGGATTATAAATTTGAGGTTCATCTATGACATATCGGCGTGATATTTCATTTTCAACAAACCCCTGCTTGTGTTTAAAAAATTGTGTTCGTATTGAGATTGGAGCTCTTATTCTTAGAGTAATCTGTGGGTGTGCAAAGGGTGTCCAGTGATTGTGCTCCGCAAGATACTTAATAAGTTTCTTGTCTTTTTCGCTAATAGTAAGTATGTCCTCTTCCCAATAAAAAGAGTTAGTTGAATCTAGACGGTTCTTTACATCCATGTCTATTTCCCAATCACTCTGCTTGTTGAATGATACTCTTGCAGCATTTACTACAGTAAGATCATCGCCCATATGCGAAACATACTGCACAAATCCATGATCCAATACATTTATTCTTTTATTTTGTTTTATACTCGTTTCCATGATGTAAATACCAATTGTGCTTTCAATCCTTCAAATACATTGCTCTCAAGAATATTGTTAACATAATCAATACCATTCTTGAGAACCATATCGTTTATATCTTTCTCTTTACAATAATCTGGCCAAACACAAACTTTATGTCCAGACTCAATCAACTTCTTTTGAATGTCAACCGTATCGTAATTTCTTGGTTCATTGTCCAAGACAAATACAGCATTTGGAAAAATCTTAGTCATATCAAGAAAAGATCCAGTACCAAGACATGCTACACTATTGTGTAGAAATGTGCTGTCTAGTGGGCCCTCTACAATGTAGATGGTTTCATCTTTTTTAAGTTTCTCAATACCGAACATCAGTTTTGTATTTTCCTTTTTGATGGTTAGATACTTTGGTGCATTTTTTTTACAAGTTATACATCTACCTTGTGCCCCAACTACCTCACCATTCTCATCACGAATAAGTATAACAATTCGTGGTTCCTCTTTTGCATTGTAACTTTCATCAAATTGCTTTGCAAAGAGTGAGAAGTTATCAGTATAACCAATGTCGTCCCATCTGTCTTCAGGAATCTTTCTAGATTCCAAAAACTCCATGCATTCTTTTGATGATTTAGCTGGGGTAAAATGATCTACTTTTTTGGCAAATATGGGGGTAGAATCATATGGATATAGTTTCTCTTTAGTAGGTTTCTTATAATTTGCTTTTCCGTCTTCTCCTGCAATAAATCTCTCAAGAGCATATTGTTTACAGAGATATGGGGAAACTTTCTCTAGAAAATTATAAAGATTGCATCCAAACCCACAGTTATGACAACGATAAAAGAAGTCATTACCCTTTTGGTAAAAGAATCCTCTGGCAACAGTCTTTCTCTTGGTAGAATCCCCACAGATAGGACATCTGCAATTTGCAAGATTATCTTTCTTCCACTTGAATCTTTTCAACAATGGAGAAACCATACCGATGTACTTCTTGTCGATATAAGTTGACATCAGACCTTCCAATCACTCGTTTTTGCTAGATTTCTTGGTTTTGCTTTGTTGAAGAAATTTTGTTCTTCATCCTTTTGCTTCTTGGCAGCATCGCTGATGAATCCTTGATCTTCAGCAGAGACATCATACATTTTCATCTTAGCACGATTTACTCCAACAATAAACTTACGATTCTTTGCTTTGTCATTATAACGATTCTTCAGCTGCTTTACCATAATCTGATTGACTTCATCAAGTTCTTCTGTTGCAATCAGGGCAAACATTAGATCTGATGTTGCAGGAAGTCCAAAAGACTCTGAGGTATTTTCAAGATCAACATCTGTGTTACCATATCCCTCACGATTTGTTTGTGTCGCAGTAAACAGAGGAACATTGTATTCAATTGCAAGTCCTCGTAGTTCTTCTGCAATAGACTTTACATATTCGTAAGAGTTAACATTCTTTGAACCCTTGTGACGAGAAGATGCACAGATGTTTAGATAATCAATGAAGATAACATCAGGAACAAACTTCTTCTTTAGTTTTAGTTCATCTAGAAGGAATCTAAAGTGATTCGCATTTGCCGTGGCAGTTGGATATTCCTTGATGATTAGTTTTCCAGTCACACCAGCAGCAACTGCCTCAAGTTTCTTGTCATAGACGGTCTTTGGCATTGTTTTAAGATCGTCAATGTTTGTATCAAGAAGATTCGCATCAATTCTTTCTGCGATTCGTTCTTCTGCCATCTCACAAGTAATGTAGAGAACATTCATGCTACTCTTGAGACAGTGTGCTGCATGGTGACAAAGGAATAGAGACTTACCCACTCCAGTTCCTGCCATTACTACATTAAGTGTCTTGGCAGTTACACCATCTCTGGTGATGGAGTTGAAGAACTCCAGATCAAACGGAATCTTCTTCTCTTCCTTGTGGTAGAAGTCATACCGTTTATCTGCGTCTTCAATATAATCGTGTCCGATGTTGGGATCAAAAGATACCGCAAGTGCCTTGCTGAGAATATCAGGAATCTCACCATCGCCTCTAGCAGACTTACCATCGATGATGTTGATGGATTCCATTATGGCGTTGTAGATTGCCTTCTTACGACAGAACTCTTCAGTTTCTTTCGTCAACCAGTCTAGATCAACCTTGTCGGCATCAGAAGTGATTGACTCCACAACATCGGAAATATCCTTGACTTGTACTTCGGTTAGATTCTTTTCCTTGTCAAGAATAATAATCAACGCTTCCTTGGTGGGAAGACCGTTGTACTTGAGAAAGTAATCCCTAACAGTTTCAAAGACAAATCTTTCAGAGAAATTATGAAAATACTCCTTCAGTAAAAAAGGAGATACCTTTCTTGCAAAGTTTTCATCTTTGATTAAGTTATGTAGGATTACTTGCTCAATATTATTCATTTTCTTCCTCTACTACTGTTTCAGATGTTCCATACTTGAACTCTGATGCAGCTGCTTCGTTGATTTTGTCCATCAATTCCTTGGTAAAATACTTCTCAGGATTCTCGTAGATGTTCTTTTCAAACACCTTTGAACCGTCTGGTAGTTCGATTCTACCGCTTGTCTTTGAGAGTATACCATGATCTACTGCTAAGTCAACCAATCCATAATAAGGGTCTAAACCTGTTTCGTAGTTAAGACGGACATCAACGACCTTGTTTTCTTTTGTTAGACGACCTTTGTGTTGCTTGCAATGAATAATATTACCGACAACTTCACCAGAGGCATCCTTGTCCTTTTTCTTTGAAAGATAGACAACAATCGATGCGGCGTACTTAAGACCAGAACCACCACCCATCTCCTTCATTGGAACATATGCACCAACAACATCATAAGTATGATTTGTAATAATCATTGGAATATGAGCAATGCCAAGTTTAACAGTCAGTACACGGAAAGTTGACTTGATAACTTGTGCTCTGGTCATATCACGAACTTCTTTGCCTTCGGCAGTATCGTTGATTTCTTTTGAGGTTGACAACATACCGAGTGAGTCAAGAACAATCATCATCTTCTTTCTCTTATTCTCTGGCATCTCAAGATACTTATCAACAATAGTGACAATCTGCTTACGGAACTCTTCAATTGTCATGACCGGAAAAACTGCAACACGTTTTGGATCAACTCCACGATTCTTGAACATTTCAGTAGTAACTGCTTGCTCTGAATCGAAGTAAAGAACAACTGCTTCAGGATGATCCTTGAGGAACTTAGAAACGATACCCATAGTAATATAGGTCTTACCCGTTGCTTGTTCTCCTGCAAGTGCCATAATCTTGTTGTCAGGAATGCCACCATAAACATCACCAGAAACAAGGGCATTCAGAATGTGACATCCAGTATCAATTAGAACTCCGACATCACTTGTCGGAAGTCCATCGTTTACCAATGATGCATACTTGTTTCCAGACTCTTTAACAATACCATTTAAAAAATCACTCATATTTTTTCCTTATATTATTTACAATTTCTATAATCTTTGATGGAACATTAACTAAAACTGTGTAAATTAAAATACCAAAAACAA